TTATCCTTTAAAGATTTATTAATTAATCCAGCAATATTTTCAATATCAATATCTATCTCCTCACAATAAGAAATAACCGCTTCCATATAACCAATCTTTGTATCCTGTACTTTCTTTTCTATATACAAGGAAAATTCATTTGGTGATCTAAACTTCTTAGTGATGATAAGACTATCTGTTATGGGATCCATCTTAATTCCTATTATATTATACTTATATGTATAAGTCTATACTATTTGAACAAAATCAATGACAACATTACCGCATGTACAATAAAACCAAAACCAATAGTGATAACCATTAACATATCTTTCAAAATTGCTGATCTTACAAAGAACATGGCAAGCCCACCCCAAATAAACAATACTAATTCGATTGGTGGAGTCTTATCAGATAAACCAGCCATTAATGCTATAAGTGTAGGAATAGTAGCTGCATGAACCAGTAACACTCCTACCCAAGAAATAGTCTCAGCAGTAGCTTGGGTTAGATTCGTTTTGCAGTAATTTATTACCTTTTGTAGATCAAAACGCGGGACATGAATTTTTTTGATTTGCATTTTAGTTACTTGTAAAAAATATGGTTACCGATAGTAGCAATCTTTTCTTTTCGCCATTTTGGATTTACATAATTAGCATGATAGTACAGTGCTTCTTGTAATCCTTCAAGTCTAAAGCCTTCAAGTAAAACTTTCTTTGCAACAGCATAACATTCATTGTAAGCATCCGGGTACATTAAGTTTTTCTTAGCTTGTGGATCACAATACCAACTAAATTGACAAACTACCTTTTCCATAAACACATTCTTTTGATAAACTACTTTACAAATGTCGCTTGGAAAAATACCTGATTCAGTTCTATTGATTGTTACTTGTGCTACTGCTACTTTACCTTCAAAGGATTCCTTGGCTGCTTCATAATAGATATTTCTGGCCAAACATTCAAGCTGTTTTTCTCTTTCAGCCATAGTGGCATACTTAGTAGGTGTTTTTAAATTTTTCAGATTATCTAACTTGTAATCTATAAATTTCATAAACAAATTACCTACAACCACAGCAGCAAGGCAAGTTAGAAAAATCTTAACTATTCGATCCATGAATATCTCCTTCTACGAGGGGAGTACCCCCTCTTTAGTCAGATTACTTCTTGGTAGATGGTTTTTCTACAGAGGTTTGGGATACAAATCCATTTAGAATTTGTGCTTTTTGAATAATCTCAGCTTCCGTTGGAAATGAGGGGAAACCTGGATGTTCCGGGGGAATTTGTCCAGCATGACGAGCGTTCTCTACTTTAACTGTCCAATCATTAGAAATAGATTCTCGTTTGCCGAAATAATCTTGTTCAAGCATGGTTTGAGCCATTTTTAATAACTCAAGCCTAATTTCAAAAGGTGACATATTACTCATTTACTTCTCCTTGTGTTTGTGTGTGAAAATGGTGGTTTATTAGGTTCCACCAAACCTTAATTTTAGTATGCGAAACGCAATCCTACACCATACGCATCTTCTTTAATGTTCTGATATGAACGACTAACACTTGCGCTTACGCTTGTTGCTTTAGTAAGGGGAATGCTTACTCCAGCAAAAGCAACTGTTTGCTTTGGATTATCACTGTCCCAATTAATACGAGTCTTAGCTCCAGCGAATCCCCAAGCCTTACCAAGTGGCATACCTGTAGATGCGCCTACTAGGCCATAAGTAAAGTCTCCGTTAACTTTACCATTAAATCCATTATCGTAACCCATACCTACAAAAGTATTTAAACCTTTGACAAGGTCTTTGCCTGCGGTTACTTCTACACTATTTAACATACCGCCTTTATCGAAAACTGCAGTACGAACTTGTAGACCTAAATTGAGACCCATCATATCTTTTCCAGCACGAAAATACTGAGCTGTACTTTTAGCACCGTTACCGTTGTCCTCAACTTTATCTACATCAAAACTAACGAAATTAGCAGCTTGCGCTGATCCAAATGCTGCAGTTAAAGATAAAGCTAGTAAAAGTTTTTTCATTAAAAATCTCCTGTGTGTTAGGCAGTTCTTGGGTAAGAAGGTGAACTGCCGAAACCCCCTCAGGTTTAAGCAGCTAGCTTAAGGTCCTGATAGAAATAGTCGTCGTTTGCGTCTATTTAGATTGCTAGGATTACGTCCTTCGCCTAACGAGTTGTCCACTTACTTACTATTTGCCCCGTCGAAACCTGTTCATCCCCATCAGAAGCAGTTCAGTTTGGATTCGAACCTTGTTCTAGTCTTGTCGATCTGCGCTTCCCACGGTGCTGACCGAACTGCTTTTGGTGGAGATGGGCGGAATCGAACCGCCGTCCGAAACATGTTTCTGCTTGCTTCATACAACTATAAGAATATATATTAACTGTTTAAGACTCTAGATACTGCAGTAATAACGGCAGCAATTCTTCCAATATCACGAAGTTGTTCTACTGTCATTCCTTCTTTTTTAAGGGTATCATAATGGGCTTTAACACAAAAATGGCATTTACCCACTATGCTTGCAGCCAAACTAAATGCCTCAAATCTTAGCTTAGTTGTTCCGCCGTGATTAGCAATAGCATTCATGCGAAGTGAAGCTGGCAATCCTTTTAAATTTTCATCACCAGTCATTTCAACATATGGGTACCATACATTATTCTGTGCCATGATACTGGCGGCAGTAAGTGCAGAATTATACTCTGCCCCACTATACAGCATTTCAGTTTGGATAAAAGAAACTAATTTTCCATTACCCGTAGAGAACGCTGCAGCAAGAGCACAACCCATCGCTACATCCCCAGGCAACGAACTACGATTTAAAACAGCATCAAGATTTAACTTGATGTCTTTTGCATAATCAGGAATTCCATCGTAAATTTGTTTTACCCAACTCATAAAGTTGCACCACCTACAGCACGATTACATGGGCAGAGTTCACCAGTTTGTAATGCATCAAGAATACGAAGTGTTTCTTCTGGATTACGACCAACATCTAAGTTATTAACTGTGACATGTTGAATAACATTATTAGGATCAACAATAAAGGTTGCCCTTAATGCTACACCATTTGCTCTATCAAGAACACCTAATTGAGCAGCAAGACCACCATCTACGTAACGACCATCTTCATATTCTTGTGGTTGCTTAAGTAAATCTGCAAACATCCATGAATTAGTTTTCTTTAGATCTTCGTGAGCATTACGCCAGGCTAGTTTACAGAATTCATTATCTGTACTACCCATTAACAATACCGCATCACGATCATTAAAATCGTTAACAAGTTTATCATATGCAACAATTTCTGTTGGACATACGAAAGTAAAATCTTTAGGATAAAACATAATAACTTTCCACTTACCAGGGAAGGATGTTTCCGTTAGGTCCTCAAAGGCACCTTCGGGTGTTAGAGCGCCGGGCTTAACACCAACGATATTGAACGAAAATAGTTTATCACCAACAGTTTTCATTTGTTTTTTCCTTTTAAGTTTGTAAGTTGCAAGGGGAGGATATCTTCGCATAAACATATTATAATATGAATAGTAATGGAAGTCAAATAACAGTTATCCGTTCGTATTCATTTCGATAGAGCAAAAGGTATTTAACCCAATTATCTCTTTTCTCAAAAAATACTTGCGGATAATCATTTTCAACAGATATAATTACTACTAGTCTTGAAATGGGAATACCTGTCATTTCCTCATACATTATAGCATATGCTGCACATTGCATAAAGTATGAATGGATGTGATCTTTTTCTTTACGTCTTGATGATGTCTTAAAATCTATTACTGATAATTTTCCTTTATACTCACCAATACAATCTACAGTGCCAGACATTCGCAGATGATTAGAAAACATTTGTTGTTCTTGACAATGAACATTATCAATATTTTCTAATATTGGTTGAATAGAAAGGAAATTTTTCAGATCAAATGGATTCTGTATATCACAATCTTCGTTGTTTATATATTTTTCAACTATATTATGTAATCGAGTACCTCTACCAGCAGCTGCTTTAGATATTCTATTAGCTTCAGCTTCGCCTACACGCTTTCGCCATTCAATAATACCTTCTCTATTATGTAAAGATAAAACAGTAGTCACCGAAGGATATTTGTTACCCTCCGGTGTTACATAATATCTAGTGCCATCTGGTCTTGTTACTCTTTCTAACTTTGGTATTTCTTTAGCGGTACCAACATGATTATAATGTTTCAATTGTTATCCTTGCAATACCTCAATGGCATGGTTATAATGTTTCACTCTATCTTCAAGACCAATAAATCCACCATTGATTTTCTTAGTCATCATTCTTAAATCCTGCGCATCTGCTAATTCGTTTAATCTATTAGCAGTCCAGAACCAACATGCTGAATGTATTGCATAATATGGCTGAGTGAGAACATCTGGTTGTTGTAATAAGGTATCGTCTTCAAACATTGCCATACTGCAACGTTGATAATTAGATTTACCAGTAAGTTGAATTAAACCTCTACCTCTAAATTTATAACCTTCGCCGGATGCCTCAGGCCCATTGCCCATTCTATTAGCATAAACTCTATTGGCGATTTTTTCAGGTTGCCTGTGATATTGCTGAGCCATTTCAGCAGTTGGAAAATACTTTGGAAATATTTTACGCAATCCATCTGCAGAATAATTTAAATTTTCTGATAAGGTAGTAAAACCACCTGATTCGTGAGCACATTGAGCAATAAATGCTGCAACTCTTGCTATGTCATTAATTTCATACTGAGGTAATACGTCGACTAATGACTCATACCATTCTGATAGATTTTTAACGCGAGGTAAAAGATGATGTAATTGATCCTCAGTAAAATCGAAATCAAACGACATTATGTTTCTCCTTAAAATCTTTTATTGCTGCTTTAATTGCGTCTTCAGCAAGTATCGAACAGTGGATCTTAACGGGTGGGAGTGCAAGTTCCTGTGCGATTTGAGTATTTTTGATAGTCGATGCTTGGTCCAAAGTTTTGCCTTTAACCCACTCCGTAACCAACGAACTACTTGCAATCGCTGAGCCACATCCATACGTCTTAAATTTTGCATCTGTGATAATACCATCTTCATTGACCTGTATTTGTAATTTCATAACATCACCACAAGCAGGTGCGCCCACCATACCTGTGCCAACACGTTTCACTTCTTTTGCAAAAGACCCTACATTACGAGGATTTTCATAATGATCTAATACTTGAGTAGAATAAGCCATTAGGTTGTAAATTTAAAACTTAAAACAGGAACATAGCCAGTAACTTCTGTGAAAGTTGCGGCTCCACCTAATTGAGTTGGTATACCAGTTGTTGGTCCGTCCGTCCACCTGCCCCAATAAAACTTATTTATTACAGTTACTACAGGATTTCCTCCTACAGTAGCAGTCCTATTAGATGATAAAGTTTTAAACATTCTATAAAAAGGTCCACCGACCATTCCTAGTAAAAAATATTTATTAGCAGATACTGAGAACAACGTGTTAATTGCTCGTTGATTCAAAACATCCGCAGTATAACTTACACTACCAGCAGTTGATACAACAGTATCAGCAGCAAAATTTCCTAATGTATCATTAACTGTACTAATGGATGCTCGTAATGAAATAGTATTAGTTCCGCCTAGATATGGAACGAACCCCCATTTATTAGAAGCTACTGTTAATTGTACAGCTTGATGTGCGTAAAATAATTGCCATACTAATTGATTAGTGTTATAACCAGTACCAGTTAAATTAGGTCCACCAGTTATTGCCAAATCTGAATCTGTTGCAGTTTGACTTGACCATGAATCAAAATATGTATCACTTGTCCAAGATACAGAAGTCCCTAATGATACACTACTAGATATTTCAGGAGTATCTCTAAAAGTAACCCCTGATATTGTAGTACCACTTATTATATTTGGCATTATACTGAAAAACTAGAACCGCAACCACAAGTATTAGTCGCATTTGGATTTTTAATTACAAACTGTGCTGAAGTTAAATCTTTCTTATAGTCTATTTCCGCACCTTCTAAATATGACATTGACATAGCATCAACTAATACCTTTATACCATCTTTCTCAAGTACGAAATCATCATCTGCTTGTTTATCATCAAAAGTAAAACCATAATTAAATCCTGAACAACCTCCTCCTTGAATAAAAATTCTCAGAGGACTGGTATCATTTTCTTCAAGTTGTACTTGTCTAATTTGATTAAATGCTTTATCAGTTACTACTAACATTAATCTATCCTCGTATAGTTAAGTATATTTCCTTGACCGTACTGAGCCTCACCCAGTAATTTTGCGTCATAATCATTATTTGCCCAGATAATTGTCTCGGCAGTTTGATAATCGTTTATTCTAACCCACAATTTATATTTGTACATACTATCCTCAAAATAGATAAGGGTCATCTCTGACCCTTATATTTATACCTCCTAATTTGCACCGTATTGTTCTTCGTAATTCATTCGAGCCAAAATATACTCCTTTACTATTTGTGATCTAACTATATCATCTACTCCAAACTCATAAACTTTAAATGAGGGCATCATGTCGGCTATAACCATAAACTTCTTTAGCCCTGACATGTCGGTTTTCTTATACAAATCTGTTTGTCTAAAATCTCCGCAAAAAATTATCTTAGATCTCTCTCCTATTCTAGTAAAAATAGAGTTTAATTCCATATCTGTCATGTTCTGACACTCGTCTACTATGATAATGGAATTATCAAGTGTTATTCCTC